CTACGTCTTTCTCTTGCAGAACGTAGAGCTTGTGGTTTAAGTTTTCGTTTCTTCTCCTTCTTGGAGTGGTGTTGCCAGTTAGGTGTGTTCATTTTTTTATTTATAATTATAGGATGAATCCTCTGCATGACAAAATCCTTTTGGCATGAAATTCATGGCAAGTGAGTGTCGATCTCTATTATTAGTATTTTGTTCAACCCAATGTCTAATATCACCAGGAATCAATATCATATGCCCTTTTTCCGCTTTGAGTGCAACATCACCTGATGACACTAATCCAAAATCTTTAGTTTTAAATGGAACATGAATTTGAGGTTGTTGCTTTGAAACAACTAAGTTAGAATTATGATCTTGAAAATAAAATATTCCACTATAAAAAGAATTTGTATGATAATGATTTCTACCTACATCACCAGGTGGAATACGAGTAAACCAACTTGTAGACATTTTAAGTGGTACAGTATATTTTATTTCAGATAATGTTTCATTAACTACATTTTCAATTTTCTTTACCAATGTTTTATTATTAGATAAAGTAAAAACAGTATCATTTATATTTGCCCAATCATGTTTCCATTTAACTCTATTTAATTCCTCTAAAACATCATCAATTAAATATGAACATTCGACATCATATATTAATGTTGGAAATAATTGTACTCTAGTTGCACTCATAACATTAAACTATTTTACTAAATCCCTTAAATTTATCAAACTGAATTACATTCTCAAACTTATCATTTAAGTCAGACTTATGTGATATCACAAATATATTAGCACCTTTTATAATATATCGAATAATTTTGAGGAACTCATCAGTACCAAATCCATCAAGGGATGAATCAAATACTTCATCCATAATTAACAGGTTTGTATTGACAGAGTTTTTAACTCTTGCAACCTCTCTCCATGTAAATAAGAGTGCTAGATCAATACGCATCTTCTCTCCTTCACTAAAAGAAGCATATGAAAAATCTTCATGTATTGGAGATTTCACAGTTTCTTTAAACTCCTCATCCAAAGTAAAATTGATATAGAAATCCATCAACTGAAGGTATCTATTTACCTGTTGATTAATAAATGGTAGGTATTTTTTTATAATTTTTGTCTTTACACCATCATCTTTAAGTAAAGAATAAGCAAAATCATGGTGATTAATATCTTCTCTCTGAACTGCAAGTTCATCGATTGTATCTTTAAGACTACTTTTAAACTCTTTTAGTTTCTCATTTTCAGTATTTCTATTTTTAAATTGCTCGGTAGTAGTTTGAATTTCTGATTCAAGATCTCTGATTTGTCTTTGGTTGACAGAGATGTGAGTATTGTTTTTAGAAATGTCATTATTGAGTTTAGTAATCTCCTTTGATAATTGTTGAAACTGACGTTCTCGGTCTTGCTCTTTTTTGATAGTCTCTTCAAGGTCTTTATAACCCTTCTTGAGTTCCTTAGCTTTAGTTTGAACGTCAGTAATTCTATTTAAACGAAACTCTTCTTCTATTGGTTGGGTGCATGTAGGGCATGATACATTATCTTTAAAAAACTTATGTTCTTTAGTAAGAGTTGTTACTTTATTAGATAATTTACCCTTTAAATTGTTAAGCTTTAGTAACTTTTTTCCTGCACCCGTTACCTTCTCTTGAGTCTTTACTAGGTCAGAAACCTGATGATCAAGTTCTTCATTAACTGTAACATATTTGTCAGTTTCAATAATTAAATTATTAATTTTATCTTTACTAATTGTAATATCAGTCTTTCCCCTCTCCTCTAATTCTTTGATAAAATTCTTTTGCATTGTCATTTTATCCTTTAAATTGTCTTTCTTAAGATCAAGAGATCTAACCTTTTCCTTCTTCTCTCTGATCTGATCTTTAATTAGATTGTTCATCGCAGAAAAAATACGTATATCTAATAAGTCTTCAATCACTTCTCTTCGATTCGAACCACTCAATTGCATAAATGGCACAAACGTACTACTACCAAGTATCACAATTTGTGTGAATGATTTATAATTAACCTTTAGTATATTCTCTTCAAGTATTTTTTGGTTTGATCTATCATCTGCCTGTCGATGCATCTTATTTCCATTAACTTCAATATCGAATATGTTTGGTTTCATTCCTCTACGAACTACATAGTCTCTATTGTTCACAGAAAATTCTAACTCTACAAGACAATCTCTTTCATTCACAGTATTCATCAACTGTGATTTGTTTATCTTACGAAAAGGTTTATTGAACAAAGCAAATGTCAAAGCATCTAACATTGTGGATTTGCCAGAACCATTTGTCCCAATTATCAAATTGGTATTCTTCTCTAAGAAATTTATTTCATTCCAATAATCTCCTGTAGAAAGAAAATTCTTGTACTTTATTTGTTTGAAGGTAATCATTTTTTAGGTGGAATAATAATATCGTTAGGTGTAATTACTGCGTACTTGTAATTATTGATTTTGCATGTTTTTAATGCAAGGTCATCATCAATTTCAACAACTACCATTTCTTTATTTTCATCTTCCTCTAACATCATAGCATATCTTGTAGCATCGTCTTCCTCTTCAAATAAAAACAAAACAAGGTTGCCATGCAGATCATCTACAGCATAGACTCCCTCTTCCCTTTTATTTTTGAGTGTAAGAAGAAACATTACTCTACCTCACAGGCTTGTCGATAAAGGTCTTGAAAAATATTTTTAATAATATTCTTGTCAAACTCAATATCAGATTCTTCAATATAACGATTCAATATTGAAATTGTACTCTCTTCTTCCTCTATCTCAAAACTCTCACTTTCCTCAAGAACAAAGTTTTCAATTATTTTTAAATCTTGTATGCCAGAAGAATAAAGTTTATCAATAAATTTTTCAAAGTTTTTTGGATCAGATTTTTTACGAACAATTAGTTTGACAATTTTATTTTTATATTCAGTCGTATTAAATAATTTATAATTAGTATCTTCATAATATATGTTATAGAATAATTTATAAGGATTGTTAACTGGAGTATGAGTGATGGTATCCGTATCAAATATATGAAACCCTCTTGTATCATTCACATCATTCCAATACATTTCATATGGATTACCTAGATAATGTATTTTACCATTCGTTGAACGAGTATGAAAATGTCCAGAATAGACTGCATCAAACTTATTAAATATATCAATATCCATTCCATTTTCCATCATATGACCACGAGTAGCTCTGAATCCATTTAATTCTAAATGTCCCATTGCTACCTTACTTTTGGTTTCATTGATTAAATTAGTTGTATGCTCATAGTTTTCAGAATTAATCCAAGGTAAAAGGAGAATATTTAATCCATCTACATTGATTTCAGTTGCTTTCGAAAAAGTTGATATGTTTGGATAGTCGTTTAATAAAAGTTCTGGTGAATTTACATAATTGGTATTTTTATAATAACAATCATGATTACCAGTAATTGCATATACCTTATACTTTCTCATTGGATCAAAGACTACTTTCTTTGACCACTCTAAACTCTGATAATCGATTGACTTACGACTATCAAATATATCTCCCATATGAATTATGGTATCTATACCTTCTTTCTCTAATGTAGGAAAGAATACATTGTCATAGAACAAACGAAAATATTCATGAAAATGAGTTGACCCCTTACGTGCACCGTAGTGGGTATCTGTAATTATAGCAACTTTCATCGATTATTATTGCGATACTGAATATTATCTTTAATCGTATTATATTCTGAACTACTACCTGACATTGCATTTTCGTCAACCATCATCACTTCATCAAATCCTGTTCTCTCAATAATCTTTGTCTTAATATCGAGTTGTTTCTTTTCTTTCTGAATCCTTCTGAGGAAAGCATAATGTATAACTTGTGTAAAATAAGCAAAAGGATTCTTAGACTTCTCAGGATCAAAGTTGTGAATGTATTGAACACAATTCTCAATTCCATCAGATATCATGTCCTCACGAAACATATAATTAACAAAGTTCGGTTTATACGACAAATGAGTTGCGATCTTCAAGAAACAAGAACCAAGGTAATTTGAAATGGGGGGTTTACCCTCCCATGGTCCTGACTTGGGTGGATCTTGATCATACTTCTTAATATACTCACTCTTAGCAATTAATACCTTTGATCTATAAACAGTTATAGCCTGTAGTAATTCCTTGTTATTTACATAATGTTCGGACTTTTTTCTAGGCATAACGTTTTATCTTTTTTCATAATAATATTATAACATATTTTGGATACTTGACAAGTAGTGTAAATATGTGTACAATAACTCTGTAAGGGTTGAAAGGGATATAATATAACTAAGTTTCTTTATTAAGCTTAAAAGTCTTTTCTAGATTTCTACGAGCATCTTCAACTGAGGAAATGTAACCCATTTCAGAATTTGGTTTCATAAGACCGTTTTCTTTATATACGGGGTCGTCCTCGTTTAGGTAGTGATTATATACGTTAATTAGTTTTTTATCATTTGATTCTGTCATCGTAATGACTTTATCGAGTCTAATTATAAAAATATCTTCATTTGGTAATTCCATCCAAGGTTTAACTTTAATAAAAGTTCCATTGGGATTTGCAACTGTCCACATGATAACAGGGTTTTGGAGGACAATTACTGTATCTGCATCATGTTCATCATCCACTAGAATAAGTGAGAAGATTTCTTCCCCAGAAACTAACTTAAGTATTGCGTAAAATTCTTCTCCCATTATTTTTTAAGTGGTATGTTAACTATATCATAATCAAAATTTTCTTCATTATAAATTTTAATTCTTTCAATTAAGTGATTTAGAGTATAATTTTTTCGAGATTTATAACTAATGTCATCAGCAATATCGTAAAGAGTTGCTCTTGTCTTTTGGTTTCCTTTTCTAAGAACTCTTCCGATTGACTGTAAATTACGTATTCTTGATTTCGAAGGGGATGCAAAAATTATATTGTGTAAATTTTTGATATTAATCCCAGTGGAAAAAGTCCCGTACGAGGCAACGATAAT